TTGAAGCAAGAATTTGAAGTTATAAAAACAAAGAGTGCTGGAATATCATCTGTTACTATTTTTTCTAGAGGAGATGGGTATAAAATTGACGACCCACTCGAATTAGACAATAAAGGAACTAATGGTTCTGGTGCTAACATAGTTGTAAGTGAACTTTTAGGTAAACAAGTAAGTTCTGTTGAAATAGGTATCAACACATTCACTGGCACAACACTTAGACTTGATAAGAGAAACATTGTTGGTGTTACTACAGTTCCACATGGCATAGCAGATGGTGAAACAGTCATATTGAGTGGTATTGATACATCTCAGTTTACAGAGTTCAATGGAGCTCAAAAAGTTCAAGTTATTAGTAGAAAAGTTGGTCTTTCTACATTCGTAGACACTGTAACAAATACTGGAGTATCTACACATATCTTTGTGACTGATACTAGAGGTTTTACTCCAAGTGATCATATTGGTGTTGGCACAGAGACTATGATTGTCACTGGTATTGATACTAACTTCTCCAGATTGTTCGTAAACAGAGAAAACTTTGTTGGTGCTGCGATAACTCACCAATCAGGCATTGATAATGTAATATTAAAACCAGATAAGTTCTTGTTCCCTGTTGGAACTTCAACAATTTCACAATTTACTTTTGAGAACTATCTTACCTACTTTAATCCACTAGAAACAGTTGGTGTTGGATCTACAGGAACACATTACACAATTACTAGCACTGGTTTAGGAACACAAGCGATTCAGACTGTAGAAAATCGTTTTGTACCACAACAAAGAATATATCTTAAGAATCACAAGTTCTTTACTGGACAAAAACTTGTTTATAACATGGGTATTGGTGGCACATCTCTTGTTTGGGCAAAAGTAGCTGCTGGTGCAACTTCTGGAGTTGGAACTGAAGTGCTTCCTAATGGAGAGGTCTATGCAGTCAACTTTGATAAAGATTATATTGGATTAACTACTGTAGCATTCTCCACAGCTGCTGATGCAATATGGTTTTATAACGTTGCTTCTAATATTGGATTTGCACACTCCTTATCAACTGCATATCCTCAAGTAACAACTAAAGTAGAAAGATTCTTCGGTGAAGTTGGTTGTTCTTCTGCTCACGAACTTGTTGCTGGTGATATAATCAAAATTGACGCTTTACCTAAGTCTAGTGAATCAACAATTATCAGATATGACCCAGTTCTTGCTAAAGTCACTACAAAACGAGTTGGATTTACATATACAAGTTTCTCTGCTGATTTGACTCAGATAAACATTGGTGATCAAGACTTACAGAGCGGGGATAAAGTTGTTTACTATGATAATGGAAATACAATCAATGGATTAATCAATAATGAGACATATTTTGTTCTTAGAGAAGATCCAGACTTTATAAAACTCTGCAAATACAAATCTGACGTATTTGACTCCAATCCAGTTTCAATTTCTACAGTATCAACTCCAACTGCTAACAATTTAAGTTTCATTGCTAAAATTAACCCGCCTTTGAATTTTACAACAGGTAATATCATAACATTTGATGTTTCTGATCCAAGTTTGACTGATATGAGATTGGACTTCTTTGAAGATATCAATTTTAACGATAGACTTGATGTTCAAGGAACAAACGCTGGTGGATTTAACATTACTAGAGATGGCATCCCTGGCAATGCCAATGCTACTGTAACTCTCAATACCGAACTTTTCTGGCCAAGTAAAACTTTCTATAATTTGACTTCTGTTGTGCCATCCGACACAAGAAAGACATTTGGATCATCTGACGTTGAAGTTACTGGTAGAAACAATATAACATTTAGAGATATCATTCTTAAAAATGAACATAGCGTTTTAATTAAAGATGATAAGACATTTACGTTCAACTTAAAAGAAAAACCATTAGAATCACAAAAATTTGTTTCTAGAATTGGTGTAAGCACAATTACATACAGTACAACATCACTTTCTGCTAGGGGCCCGATATTCAAGACTAAAATCAACTTCCCAGGCAAAGGATATACAGTTCTTCCAAGAGTTATTGGTTTTGCAAGCACACAAGGTCAGGATGCTATCGTAAAAGTCTCTTCCCCCGAAATAGGACAGATTGATACTATTGAAAGAATTAAAGACGGATTTGATTACCCAACTGATCCAACTTTACTACCATTCTTAGCAGTTCCCGCTATTGTTGATATTAGTGGTATTGCTAGGATAGATGAAATACAAGTTATTGATGGAGGACGTAGATATAACCAGCCACCGACTCTTGCAGTCAGAGGTAACAGTAATGTGTCAATCGCAGCACATATATCTGGTGGTGCTGTTGATAGTGTAGAAATTATACAAAATGCGTTTGAGTTCAAAGAACCTTTGAGTATTATTACAACTAATAACTCAAATGGTTATGATATAGACAATATTACTCATAGTGGTACTACAGTTACTGCTGAATTATTATTGGATGCACAATTCAACATCCCAGTGACAACTGGTTATGCATCTACAGATGTTAAGTTACCATTTGCTATTGGTGATAGGGTATTTGTTGAAGGTTGTAGAATTAAACCAGCATCACTACAATCAGGTGAAGGTAACTTCAACTCGGCCGATTATGACTTCTCATTCTACACAGTTACAGGTGTAAACACTACAAATGCAACTGTACAGTTCAGTATGGCAGATGCGCCTGGAATATCTACAGTTACACTTGGAACTTATGATGATGACTTCACACTAGGGTCTATTGTAAACTTCAATGACATGGCGAAGTTTAATATGACTATTATCAATGATGCTAAGTACTTATCTGGTGAGAAAGTTACATCTACTAAGTTTGAAGGATTTGTAGCAGAAAATGGTTGGAATGTGAACATCAGTCAACTTAGATTGAGAGATACTATCGGTACTCTCTTACCTGGCGATACATTGTTTGGTCAAGTATCTGAGTTGAAAGGAAACGTAAGAGATGTCAACAGATTCAGCGTGCCAACAACTCTTGGTGTCACAAGAGACAAAGTTTCTAAAAATGACTTGAATTTTGGTATTCTTAACGATTTCAGTCAGAGATTATCAGATAACTTCTACTTCCAGAAATTCTCATATTCAATCAAGAGCAATTTACCATATAACACATGGAAAGAGTCTGTTAAATCAATTGTTCACCCATCTGGATTCTTAGAGTTCTCAGATCTTGTTATTGAGAGTAATCCTAAGAATGACGCTAACACATTAGACTTAGTATCTGTTGGAATTGCCAAATCCAATAACATGAGAGTTCAAGCAGTTGATACCACAGTTGACCTTATCTTGAACATTGATAACGAGATGTATATGGGTAAGAGAGATAATTTTGCTATGGTTACGGAAGATGATGCATTAGATGATGGTTCTGTACAAAGAATCTTCTTCCCAGAAGGTAGACCAATTAAGAGCTTCATCATGAACAAGACTAACAAGGTCTTGAACATAGATGACATTTCAAGTGGATTTACTGGAGAACATGATAGGACTGGTACGTTAGTTGGAAGTAGACAGTTCCAATTAAAAACTAATGGTAATCCAGCATTTAAAAAATCATATAATGCAGCATCAAGTACAGATGTGAACCTTCCACTGAATATTATTAGCATTCAAAATCATGATTTCCAAACTGGACAAGTGGTAAATCTTGACACTCAAGGTGGATCTAAAATTGGTATTGCAATTACATCATACACAACAGGAACTAAGGACATTGTGATGGCTGCGGTAACTTCTGGAGTAGGTGGTAGTTCTCTATTTGAGAATGGATATAATGTTCAAATTCCAGGCCCTGTCACAGGAACTGCTGTTACACAAAATCCTCCAGGCGCAGTGTTTAGATTGTATGGATTTGGTAGTGCTGATGGTGGTTTGCCTGGCTTCACCACAACTGGATCTGGTGCTAGATTCCAAGTTAAGTTTGACTTTGATCAAGGAACTGGACAATGTATATCCACTGCTGTTGTTCTAATTAGTGGTGGTGAAGGTTATATTGTTGGTGATACTGTAGGTATTGCTGGTACATATCTTGGTGGTGCAACACCAGCTAATAACTTGTTGTTCCCTGTTACCAAAACAACAGGTTCTAGAGTCGGTATACAAACAACATACACTAATGTTCCATCTACAAATAATGGATCTGGTTCTGGTGCGATATTTAATATTACTAGAGATTCTAATTTAGATATTTCTAATGTTGGTGTTGTGACTGGTGGAACTGGATACGCTTCAACCAATGTCATAACGATTGCTGGAACATATATTGGTGGTGCGACTCCAACTAACAACATAGAATTGACTCCTGTAGAATGTGGAACAAACATCATGCCTAATGAATTATTTGTTCAGAAGGTTGATGATGTAAACTTTAGAGTTTCTGGTCTATCAACATCATTACCATTTGAGTTTACTGGATTAGGAACTGGCACACATCTTCTCAAAGTTCAAGATCCAAACAAACAAGCATTGATCTTGATTGACAATATTATACAAACACCTATTACAAATAAACTCTTAACTGTAGAAGTAGCAGATGCTATTAGTGCAAGTGGTGAAAACATCACAGTTGGTGCTGGTATTGGTTCACTATCAAAAGGTGATATCATCAAGGTTGATGATGAATTTATTAAGGTAAAACAGATAGGAGAGGCGACATTTGCACAAGCAAAACAAGCTGTCGCAAACAAAGTTGTTGATAATAATTTCTACTATGATACAAAGAGAGCTAACTCAAATGTATTGAATGTAGATACAACAACTGCTACTATGGATGATAACCCTCCATATTAACTATAAATAAAGAAAAAACGTTTTTAAGTAATGTCTAAACAAGGGATTAGTACTGGTTCTGCTCCGAATGACGGCACAGGTGATACCCTGTTGGCAGGAACTATAAAGATTAACAATAATTTTAACGAGATATATGATACTTTCGGAGATGGTACTAATCTTGTAAGCTTTGTTTCCTTCGCCACTACAGCTGGTTACTCAACAAATGCTGGTATTGCATCAACATCAACTTTTTCTGGAACTGCTGCTGGTGTTTCGAGTGATATTAATATCAATACAACTGGTGTTGTAACAACATCTTATGGTGATATTGGTAAGATTACAATTCAACAGCCTGGTGCAATCACAGATGGCCCTGTTGAAGTTGGTTTTGCTGCAACAATGTTCCGCATCAAGGCTGACGGTATGGTTGGTATCGGAACATCTCTGCCTACATCTCAACTAGAGGTCGCATCATTCTCAAATGAAAGACCAACTATATGGGCAGTTGCAAAAGGTAATGGACATGGATTGCGAGTATCCGATGCTGCAATATCAGATAACAAGTCATTTGTAGTTACAAACGAAGCATATACTGGTATCGGTTCTACTGCTCCGACATGTAGATTAGACGTACAAGGTGACGTTCTAGTCAGTGGTGCAAGCACCTTAATGGATCAAGTCAACTTCAATTCTGATATCACAGAGAAGGTTGTAGGAAACTATAGTGATATTATGCAAGTAAGTGCAGGCGGCACATTTACTATTGATGTTTCACAAGGATCTGTAGTCGTTGGAGTTGCAACAACAACAATTACTTCATGGGCATTTACAAACGTAAGTGGTGAAAACAGCAAGGCAACCACAGCAACACTTATCATCAATGCTGGAGTTGGATATACTTATGGTGATCCATGTACTGTAAATGGAGCTACTATCGCAACAGGAGTAAAATGGGTTGGAGGTAATCCGCCACCATCAACGGCAAATGATGACATTCTAACATTCAGTATCATAAGAGACGGCACTGGTGTTACCAGAGTTTATTGTTCAAGTTCTATTAACATTAGTTGAGGAAACAGAGTAAATGCCAAGAACTACGCCTGGACAAGGAGTTCTACTAAAACCAACATTTAACTCTGTTTATGGAGTAGTTAATATCGAGGTTTTAGATGGAGGAGCAGGCTATGCACAAACAGATCCACCTAAGATTGTAATAGAGGGTACAGCTACCCCTAGTGTAGAAGGAGTCTTTTACCCTAAAATATCTGGAGTTGGAACAGTATCAGAAATTATTATATTTAAAACTGGTGCTGGATATTTTCCTATATTCAATCAATCAGCACAATCAGGTGTTGTTGTAGAGAGAGGTGCATTTGGATCAATAGCTACAACTCATGCTTCTGCTGGTATAGGATACTCCGTTTTTGCTGGTGATTACAATATTGTTGACGATAATATATTCTTTACAGATGCACCTTACGGAAAAACAGGCCCTCAAGGATTACAGACTAACTCTTCATTTTCTGGTAGATTATTTTCTAGACAGCTAGATTCATTTGACCCTAAAGATAAAAACGTAATTTTAGATGATATTTCATTAGAGTTTACAGGTATTGCAGGCACACAATTTACACTGACTGAAAATACAGGTGTTGTCACTTCACTCTACAATAGTGTGAACACAGGCGTTGACATAAACAATAATCCATTTATATTAATCAATAATGTTGTTCAGACGCCAGGATTAGACTTTGAAGTAGTAGACAATGCAACAAATAAACTTAATTTCTTAAGTGGAGTTCCAAGAGCGGGAAGAATTAATAAAGTAGGATTACAGACTGGTGCTGGATATTACACTCCACAAAAGGCATCTGTAAGAGTTGGTGTTGGTTCTACAGGTAGTCTTCAGTTCATTCAAATTGAAGGTAAAGGTCAAGGTTATAATGAAATACCAGAAATCACAGTTAGATCATCTCAAGGTTATGGTGCAAGTATTACCGCACTTCTAGGTCAATCATCAACAACCAGTGTTGCAATTAGTACTGCAATCTATAATCACATTGCTGGTGTTGCTACGTTTACAACTGGTAGTGCTCATGGATTTGAAATTGATGATAGAGTAAGAATTACAGGTGCTGGATTTACATTTGCACCAGTATCTGCTGCAAGAAATATAGGTTCATTCGGATATGATTATATTACTGGTATTGCAACAGTTCAAGTTTTTGGTGGCCACTATATTGGTACAGCTGGAAATCAAAGTAAAAATCTACTTATAAAAGAGGTTCAAGTTACAGAAGGTATATCTACTTTCTTATTCAGAGAAGATGGATACCCAATCGTAAGTGTTGCTAGCACTCAAATAGTAACAGTCATGGCTGGTGTAGGTACACAACCATTGACATATGTTAGTGGTGGTCTCGTTCAAGCTGGTATTGATACTGCAATCATGGACGGTAGAAACGTCACAGGTTTTGATATAATAGGAACGACTGCAAATACCTTCAAAGCGTTCGTTGGTATATCAAGTTTTGAACACAACTATGTCGGTGGTGGTGTTGTAAACAGAGCAGAAGCAGGTATCATTACAAACTTCAGTATCGTAGAGGGTGGAACTGGATACTTTACTCCTAAACATATTGAACATATCAATCAAAACCCTCCAACTGGTATTACTACAATTACTGCTATTGGTGATAAAGATGGTGATTCAAAAAATATAAACGCACTAGAATATGATTCTCTTTCTGGTGTTGCAACTATTACTTCTGCATCTGCTCATGGATTGACAACTTCAAGCGTTGTCAAGTTATCTGGTATTGCATTTAGCACAGGTGTTGGAGATATTATATTTCCGTCCGACACTCAAAAGTATTT